AGCTTTCCAATTTATTGGAGAGTAGTTCACACAAAATAGAAAAAGATAAATTCAACCAAGTTTTTGAAAAGATTAAAGGTAAGTGTCAAGCAAACTCACAAAGAAGTTAATAATAATTTCTTTAATTGTTTCGCAACTCGTATTTGCGACAACTAAATAAACAGAAAAACCTCCCAAAATGCCCACAAAAAATAACCTGCTCAAAAATCAAAACCTGCAAAGAAGCCTATTATTACCTTCAAAAATGCAAAATCAAAAAACTTGATAAAGACAAAGACGGAATTCCTTGCGAAAAACTTTGTAAATAACCCCACAAGACCCTATCAAACCCGGTCTTACCTTTACAAATCCATAAACTATAAGAAAACTTTCTGGAGGGTTTCTGTCTTGAAAAACCCAAAAGCTAAAGGCAGCAAAGTAGAAAGAGAAGTAAAAAAGATATTTGAAAAAGCAGGATTTGAAGTTGTTCGTTCAACTGGTTCTTTTGGAAAAGCAGATTTACAGGTTAAAGGAATAGGTTCTATCCAGGTAAAAGCCCGCAAATCTTTTTCAATCCTAAATATGTTTGATGGAGCAGATAAACTTGTAATAAAAGCAGATAGAAAAGAGCCTTACATAATAATGCCACTTAAAGACTATCTGGAGGAAATCAAATGTCAGAATGGCAAGTAGCAATTAGTATTGGACAGTTGATTGGAACTGTTGGGGCACTTATTTGGTTTACACGAAGTTTAAAAGCAGACCTGCAAAAGCTACAGGACAATCACAACAAAAAGATAGAAAAACTTCAGGAAAAACATTACCAGCTAAGAGAAGAAATCGCAGGAAATTATTTGAGAAGAGATGAATGGCTTTCACATCATAACAAATTAGAAGCAGTAATCAATAAAAGATTAGACAAAATAGAAGAACTTTTAAAAGGGGATAAAAAATGAGTGAAACTCTTATATATCAAGTAAACGGGCTTATTTTACAGTTTTTAAACAAAATGTATCCAGATGGACTTACAATCAAATTTATAGAAGCCCTTTTATACGATTGGGGGATATTTATAACAGAACAACAGCTTTTAACTAAAAACATAAAATACCTGATTTCAAAAGGATACATAGAAAGCAAAGACATAGAAATACCAGCTCCAATACATAAAGTCCAAAAAGTATGGCTTACAGAAAAAGGAAAAGCCCTTTTAAACGGCGAAATGATAGATCCTAAAGTAAGATTGGAGCATTAAAATGGGAAGAAAACACAAACTTGAAAAAAACGAGCTTGCAAAAAAAAGAGCTATCCAGCTTTACAAACAAGGAAAAACACTTGAAGAGATAGCTCAGACTGTAAGTATAGAATTTCCAATTAAAGTTTCAAAATCATCTGTTCACAGACTCATTCAAAGATACAAAGAAATCTTAAAACTTACTGACATAAAGGCAGAAGATGAAGATGTAGATCTTATGAGTCATTCTCAACAGTTATCTGTAATAGCGAACGGCATGATTACAGAACTACTTGTAGAATGGAAAGAAAAAGGAGAAATTACAGAAGAAAGGCTAAAAGCAATTTTAGACCTTCTAACAACAACATCATCCGTTGCAAAAACAACAGCCCAGATAGAAAAAATAAAAACAGCTCTTATACAGCATATAGAAAAAATACTTGAAAAAGTCTCAAAAGTATTAGATGAGCTGATAGAAGATGAAGCTCTAAAAACAAAAATACTAATAAACATTAGAAAAGAACTTGAAAAATGAGCTGGAAGAAAAAAGCATTAGACAGAGCTTTAGAAAAGGTAGCATTAGAAAAGCCTACTACAGACCCAGAAAAACAAACAAGGATAGAAAAAGCCAAAAATGATTTCTGGTTTTTCTGTAGTTATTATCTACCTCATTATTTTAGTAATCAGCCAGCAGACTACCATAAAATACTCGTAGAAATAATAAACGCAGAAAAAATCACAAACTACCAGGTAAACAGGCTGAAAAATTACATCAAACCTAAGTATCACAACCTTTTAAAGCCAGTTCACACTTTAGAGGGAATTGTTGATGTAGAACCAAGAGAGCACGCAAAATCAACGAGAATGAGCCTTGCATATCCTTTATGGAGAGTTTTAACAGGAAAATCTAAATTCATACTCCTTATGTCAGCATCACAGGAAATGGCAAATCTATTTTTAGAAAACATAAAGGCAGAACTTGAGGAGAATGAAAAACTAATTGAAGATTTCGGAGAGCAAGCAGGAGATAAATGGAAATCTGATTTTATAACCTTAAAAAATGGCTCTGCAATAGCTTCAAAAGGTGCTGGAGCTTCTATGAGAGGTATTAGATACAGACAATACAGACCAGATTTAGTTATAGCAGATGATATTATGAAAGACGATTTAGCAAACTCACAAACACAAAGGGATAAGCTTTATAGATGGTTTAAAAGAGTAGTAATGGCTCTTGGAAAAGATGCTTTTATAGTAGTGGTTAATACAATATTTCATTCTGACGATTTACCATCAAGATTATTAAAAGAAATAGAAGAAGGAAAACTAAAAAACTGGCTTGGTTTAAGATTTTCTGCAATTTTAGAAGATGGGACACCTTTATGGAAAGAAATGTGGAGCATAGAAGATTTAGAAAAGAAAAAAAGAGCATTAGGCTCTGTCCACTTTGCAACAGAATATTTAAACGAACCATTGTCAGAAGAGGATATGATTTTTAAACCTGAGTGGATACAGTATTACAACACTTTTGAAATAGCAGGCAAAAAGTTAGACAAAATAATGGCAGTAGACCCAGCAACAGGAAAAAAGACTGGAGACTATTCAGCAATAGTGATAGTAGGGAAAGACAAAGAAACAGGAATATACTATGTATTAGACACATTTGCCGAGAAAATATCAGACCTAAAACTAATTAACAAAATCATAGAAAAATACCAGATATACCAGCCATCAAAAATAGTATTTGAAGCGATCGCATTTCAGGAGATTTACAAAAATCAGGTTATGAGAGAAGCATCAAAAAGAGGAGTACATCTGCCTATAAAACCTGTGAAATCTTCCGTCCAAAAAGAGGTTAGAATACAAAAATTAAGCCCTCTTGTAGAAAATGGCTTAATCAAATTCAAAGAAAATCAAAAACTGTTAATAGACCAGCTTATAGAGTTTCCAAAAGGCTCACACGATGACTTACCAGATGCTTTAGCCTTCGCAATCAGTGAGTTTGAAAATAAACCAAGCTTTGTATTTAAAGGAGTGAAACTGCCATGGTTATAGAAAAATTAGAGATAGACTATGAATTTTTAAAAAATGCTTACAGAGGAACTGGAGGGTTTTTAGACGGAAGTTATTTAGTAAGATTTCCAAAGGAAAGCGAAGAAAAATATTTAAACAGGCAAAAACTTGCAATAAACCCGAATGTAGTAAAGAAAGTAGTAAACAGCATATCAGGACACATATTTAAAACAACACCAGTTAGAAAAATAGAAAGCAAATTTTACGGGCAGTTTTGCGAAAATACAGACAGAAAAGGCACAGACATAGACGAGAAAATGAAGCAGACACTAATACAGACAATGATTTATGGAACACTATTTATAATAGTAGACAAGCCCAGACTAAAAGCAAAAACAAAACTTGATGAAATAAGGAATAATATCTTTCCATACATAGCAATAAGAAAACCAACACACCTGCATAACTTTGAAACAGACGAATACGGCAATTTAGAATTTATCCAGTTCAAAGAAACCACAAAAGATAATAAAGTCTTTTATAGAACCTTCACAAAAGACAGCTGGTATTTATCTCAAGACGACCAGCTTAAAAGCATAATAGACAGCGGACAACATAAACTTGGAGTTGTCCCAGTTATACCATTTGTTTTACAGGATATAGATGATGAAGAGCTATTAGAACCGCCTTTTATACTTGAAATAGCTTATATGCAAAAAGATTTATACAACGCAATATCAGAGCTTAGAAGTATCTTAAGAGACAACACATTTCCCGTTTTAACATATCCAATAAAGGATGAAACAGAAGCCCAAAAACTACAAAACACATAAGTTTTACTTTCTACACAAAACGGATTGTTTTATAACCCAGAAGCAGGAGCAAAACCAGAATATATTGCCCCGCCTTCTACACCTGCAGACCAGCTTTTAACCTATGTAGACTGGCTGATAAAACAGATTTTCAAACAAGTAAACCTTGATTTTTCAGGAAGCAGTGAAAGTGGTATTTCTAAAGAGTATGATTATCAAGAATTTACAAAAATGCTTGCAAACTTCTCACAGGCTTTAGAAAATCTGGAGTATAAAATAGCAAATCTAATAGGCTTATGGCTTGGAGAAGAATTTAAAGGATACATTGAATACAACAAAAAATACACAATTATGGATGCAAAAGAAACCATCCAGATGGTATTAGATGTTTTAGCACAGCCAGACATACCACCTATACTTGCAAACGAAATATGGAAAAAAATTGCAAGAACAATATTCAATGATACCTACGATGAGAAAGAGCTTCAAGCTTTAGAAAGTGCAATAGACAGCAGAGAAGATTGGGAAACAAAAATGAGGTCTGAGGGAGTGTTATAATGCTTGAAGAGCTTCTTAGTACTATCTTTCAGACAAAAAATATACTTGAGAACCTGGTAAAGGTTGCTGTTGTAAAAACATACAAACCAGAAACACATACAGCTGTAGTGCAGTTTAAAGACCACGATGAAATATTAAGTAAAGAACTACCTGTTCTTACACCTTTTACACAGGATAATAAAGCTTACTTTCCACTTGCAGAAAATCAAAAAGTAATAGTTTTATTTTTGCCAGTAGGAGAAAATACAGACGGATTTATCATTGGAACACTTTTTGACAAAGATAACCCACCGCCAGTTAAAGACAGAAATAAATTTCATATCAAATTTGAAGATGGAACAAGCTTTGAATATGACAAACAAAACAGCAAGCTAACTATAAATGTAAACAAGGATACAGAAATAAATATAAATAATGAACTTAAATTAACTTCCAAAACAAAAACAGAAGAATTTCAGCAAGGCAGTTTAAAAATGACTACCTGGCAAATAGAAGGAGATATTACACTTAACGGAAATTTACTTGTAATGGGAAATATAACATCAACAGGGACTACAACAGCCCAAAGTGGTCTAATGACTAATCCTGCAGGACTAAAATTAATGGTAGATGAAACTATAACAATATTTAATACTCATACACATACAGGGG